ATCAACTATTCGAAAGGATAGTTGACAACCATCATAACCAACGACGACGCAGAGAACTGCGTTGGCGTTCCGTATACTGACTAGCCGAGAACGAGGGATGGCATATGCCATCAATCAACTCGCGTGTGCTACTCCCGTAGGGCATACAATTATCAAGCGGGGTGCCTAGACGGCGGCGACCTTCTGCGCAAAAACGCATAAGCATCATCCAACCGTCTATGTACCTAGTCCGCTTGTGGGGGACGACGTCCAGGACATAGTATTCAAGCTTTTGTAGCTTCGAATTCCTACGTCTACGCCGCACCCGCATATGCTCGGGTACTTCTACTAGCGATGGGACAGGAATATCCTGATCCATGGCCACGAGGGGACCGTAAGTACGGTACAACATGCTCACGATTAGATCGTAAGTTTGGTAGAAGGACCGCCTATACATCTCGTTCGCGTAAGCGACGTATGATGTGTAAGCGCTTGGGTTAATGTGATGAGTCCAGGTAGTTCTAATACGAACGGGTGTGACGTCGACGCCTTTATAGGCGTCGCAGCCACAAGACTCCCTAAAGGAGCCTCTGGTACAGCTCTTGTCTCGGTTTACTTTTAAGCCGAAGTATTCAAGAGTTTCGATCGCGTGCTCGGTTTCACCGATTGGCACGATCACGTCATCACCGTATACTAACAAGTCCTCGCGGACTTGCGCATCGGTTATACTAGCGTGCAGTAATGCCCAAGTACAAATTGCTAACACGGGGAAGCATAAAGCTGACCCCATGGGAGCGAATTTCTTGAGCGCTAAATACTGCCCGTTAGGTAACTTAGTTCCTAACGACCTACATGCCATCAGAGCCCCTAGAAGAGGTTCTGGTAACAAGAGGTTGACGAGGACAGTTGAAACCCGATCACTAGCATCATTAAGATCTAGTGTCGCGTATCCGAGGCTTAGGGAACTACTAAGTGCCCTACGCCTGTTTGGTTCCTGGTCCGTGAAGTTGACAATCCCCTTAGTTAAAGGATGATTCTCAATGTGCTGGACTAAGCTACTAGCTAGACCTTGTTGTATCCATTGGAATTCCAATGGTTCGCAAGATATAAGCCGTGGCCCGCGTGAGTCTTTTGGTACAAGGATAACCTTGGCCGACGACTCTTCCGACGTCAACAGTTGAATACTGTCGACGGAATCACAAACATGTGTCTGCGACAAGTAATAATACTCGTCGAGAGGATACATATCTGTTATTCGAGTAGGGATGTTCGTCCACGACCACTTGCCCCAAAGCTTCTCTCCAGTAGAGACAGCCCCAGGTCCGTGGCGCGGATAGATGTCCTTAACATCGAAGGATGCAAAAAGCCTCGATAAGAGGATCCTTGCTCTGCGTGCGATCTGCACGAACGAGCTGTCGTGTGACAGTAACCGTTCGTGCAAGTTTGCTTGGAGCTGTTTAGATAATTCGTCTAAACGCTCGTCCGATACTACAAGTTCTTCTTCCACTTTTAAAAAGCGGTCGAGAACCCTTTGTTCGTCGTCAGGAGAGCTGCGGAGCTCTAGCTTATAGAAAACAGCTAGGACCTCCGTCAGCGACTTGATGCTCTTCACACATGGTGTTGGAAGCACCGACCCGTCATTAGCGAATACTTGTTGGAAAAGTTCACCTAAGAATTTAGGCAACTTAGAATCGGGCAACGTTGTGAAACGTAGCTTTGTTCCGTCCAATAAGCCATCGCCGGCGAGAGCCCTGTTGAGGGCCTTGCCAAGACGAGGTAGGGTTTTAGTTAAGAAACTAATTCCTTCCCGTTCGGTGCGTTGAATGATCTTTTGGATCGTAAGGCGCATCGAACGTTTCGAGAACACTTGACTGTGTGTCGTTTGCACGTCACGTATCAAGGTGGTTATGATCTGTATATACGGATCTAGGCTCTTATTGACAGCCATAAGGTATGTCTCCTAGAGCACCCATCATGAAGCGTGATGCTTTTCACACGAGCAAGTAGAGTCGGTTTGGGCCGTTGGAATATTACTACCCCAACGGGCTCCGACTCTAAGCTAGTTACCGCGTAGTGCGGCTTCGTCGTCTACGAGCGCGGGGATTTCTCCTTGCGCGCTTGTACCTCTGAAGTTGGTCCAATGCAATAGCAATGACCATAACAAGCAACTTGCGAAGAACCTGGTACCACATAGGACCCTTTACAGGGTCCCATTGACCAGGGCGTCCGCACCGTAACCAGTGCAATCGTAGAGAATAGTCGTATTCAAGCCTTTAGAGGCAAGAAAGGACATAAGCTCTGCGCATGCATCTTTGGCAGTACTGTAGTCGTTGAGGTCCCCAATTGGGATATCAGCGACACAGTAGAACGAACAGACGCGAGGCTGACCCGAAGTATAACCTGGGACCGTAAGGTCCAGACGTACCTGGGATCGCCGACGCTGTTCAGTTCCTGAACCCAATTCAAGATGCGAAATCTTGAGGCGGTGTTCAGCATTCGGCAATTCGCCGATCTTAGCCCAAGTTACTGTACGGCCCGGGCCGACCGAGACCTGATGGAATTCAACCTCAGATCCGGCGGCGTTCTTCACTTCGTTCGTGTTTAATGATGTAGGTGTCATGACTAATCTATCTGGGGGATTAACCTCCCTCGGCGGTTTGTTTATGATTGCCGTATATCACGTGCGCGAAAGCGCAAGTGCGGCGGACAGCAGTCCCTCATGTATTGAGAGACCGCTAGTTTGGACCGTATGCAGCAGACTAGATTTAGAATGAGCGTTTAGACCGATTTGTCGGTCATATAGCTTTTCTTTTCCAGTCGCGACATGATACTGCGCAGCATCCACATAATAGTACGTCTTTGAAAGACGTTCTACTTTAAAGGAGTGGCAGTAATTACGTATGACGAGCCGGGGCTCAATGTTAGCACCTTTGAACCGTTCTAGCCACTGGCCTATGCCAGCGAACCAGTCGATCACAAAGGACCATGGAAGGGCGTTCCAAATGATAGAAGGGTCCGGACGGACCCCGATCATATCTAGGAAGCCCCTGAGCTGGAACTCCAACTCGGATAATGAAGGCAGTGAATAACTGTACTCCATTGTAGCATTGAACGTTCTAACAGGATAGGACCAAGAGCGGTGCGCAGAAAGCGTACCTACTTGAGAGAAGAATGTCGGCTTAAAAACCGACAACGACTCACTCCCACCCTCGAAGACCGCACTCAATTGCGCGGTGTAATGCCTCTTTTGAGGCACGTTAGCTCGCTTCTGAAGCTCTTTGAGCTCATTAGCAAGACGCGGAAGGAGGTTACGTAGTAACATGATCTCCCGAATCAACGGCTCGAAGTTAAACTTCACTTGAAGATAACTATCGCCTGCGGTTCGAAGAATCTGCCGGAGAGGACGATTAAAGTTACGGAGCCGGAATAGTACCTCGCGGTACAATCCCAGCAACGTTCCCCATAATGTCCTAATCTTCTGGCAGCTCCGTTTCACCGTCATGAAGTCCTTCAGTTCGTAAACTGAGTTGACTGCAGACAGATCCGACTTGATACCTGGCATCATAGCATCAAAGCTACGATCAACCAAGCCCTGTCGGTCGGGGAGTACGAAGGGTTTAAACCCTTCTGTGGTTAACTCACCCGTGACTAGAACCGGCTGTATCCCATAAAAGGGCTGAACAGACCGGCCGAACGCAGTACCATGCACATCGTATGCATCATGCCAGTGTTGTAGGTCCCAAAGGGACGAAACATATGCTGGCTCCCACGCATAGTAAACATTTGAGGATATATAACCCCTCAGTAGGTTTACAGTAGCGTTGGACAGAACCGTGGACTGACTCATATGAGTACAGGGATTCCACATATTCCGGCGCGATGAACTGGAACGAATGATGTCGACACTAGCATTATAGCTAGGGAGAACAACAGGGTCGCCAGGGAAGGGAAGCCACGGGGCGCCTGTCGTAGACAGGTAAGCCATGTGGTATCTTGTTTGCATCGGATGTACGTTTATGTATGGTATTTTCGTCATATGTAACACAGTTAAGTGTCAAAAGGGTGGGCCAGAAG